TTATTGAGCCTGGCAAAAGTTTTGTCAGGGTTATCCAATCAATTGGTCGAGGAATCAGAAAAGCGGAAGACAAAGATTTTGTCCAAATATGGGATATCACAAGCTCCTGTAAATTTGCCAAAAGACATTTAACTAAACGAAAAGAATTTTATCGTGAAGCAAACTACCCGTTCGACATGGAAAAGTTGACATACAGATAAAATAGTGATATAATAACAACATGAGAATTTTAACCCTTGACAACACGTATTACAATCTTGAAACTCTACCCGAAGAAGTAGATGATTTAAGATTTGCTATCCTTGATAATAGCAATCCGCAAAATGTAGACTATCATTACATACCATTGATATTTTTAGAAAGTTTCAATAGCCCTGCACTAGTATTGCGTATTGGTGACAAGACTATCAAGATGCCTGTTGATTGGCAAATATTGATTGGCGAACCTGAGATAGGTGACTTAGAAACACTACCCTTGACAAGCATTAATGATAGAGGCTTTAAAGCATTTGAATTCAACCCACTAAGTGCGTTTCGTCCTAGCTTTCCTGACATTGAGATAGTAGACATATACCATGATGTAACTTGGTATGCACCTAGATTAAAGAACGGACAATTTCTATGTGTACCAATTGATGATGAAAGTAAACCTAGATGTGTTTATTTTGTAAAAGAGATTAGTCGTAATTGTGAGATAGTAGATTATCAACAGGCTTGGTAACATGGCAACAAAGAAAACTCCTGTAGAAGAAAAGTTTGAAAAACAAGACTTTGATTTGTTTGATGCATTAATTGCATTAGATAAGAAAGACTACGGCTACATAGATAGACTAACAGAAGAACAACAACGAAAATTTGTTCCTTATATGATGACGCATTGGATGAGTCAAATAAAAGCAAATAGTGGACTACAAGCATATTATGTACGTAGTGTAGACTATCACGCAAATCAACATTTGTTTAACGAGAACGTACAAAAACATCCTAAGTTGCAATGGTTGATGTTGTGTGCAAGCAGTCCGGGGTTAGGGAAACAGTTTCATCAATGGATACCTCATCTATCAACTAAAGTAAGTCAATTAAAAGAAACACCTAAAGAAAAAGATGTTAAAGATTATTTTGGAAAAGTATATCCTAAAGCTGATGATGGTAGTTTGCAAGAGATAAGCAAAGAGTTTGTGAATGAGCATAAAAAGAAAACTTATCTTGCAAAACAGTATCCTGATTTGAAATATACAGATATAGAATTGTTAAGCAGTTTAGTAACAGAAGAAGATATCCGCAGATATGAAGAAGACCGAGGAAACTAAACCAGCATTTAGTTGTGAGTTTTGCAATCGTAATTTTATTAGAGAAAAAACTCTAGTAACACATATCTGCGAAACAAAACATCGCTGGCTAGAAAAAGACAAACAAAGTAACCGAATGGGCTTTCAAAGTTTCCTACAATTTTACAAAAAACACTCAGCATCTAAAAAAGTAAAAACATATGAGGAGTTCATCAAAAGTGCATACTACATTGCTTTTGTTAAATTTGGCACATATTGTGTAGGCAGTAATGTTCTTAATGTTCCACGATATGTAGATTGGTTATTAGCAAATAGTATTAAACTTGATAACTGGGCTACCGATACTAACTATACCAAATACTTGATTGACTATTTGCGTAAGGAAGATGCGTTTGATGCGATACATCGTAGTGTAGAATCTACAATTGATTGGGCAGAAAAAGATAACATCTTACCCAAAGACTATTTGCGATATGGAAACATGAATAGAGTATGTCAATTGATATGCAATGGTAAAATAAGTCCATGGCTGTTGTATTGTAGTGAGAGTGGTGTCCGTTTTCTAGAGACATTAAATCCAGATCATGTTAAAATAATCAATGATTACATTAATCCAGAACAGTGGGCATTGAAGTTTCATCGTGAACCAGAACTTAAAAAACAAATTACAGACACCCTTAAACAAGCCGGTTACTAAGGTAGTACTTGGTTGGACTCAGGGTCGGGCTGATATTCCTATATGGGATGAAATATGCATGTGGGCAATTGAACAGTTTGGGTTGCCGGGAACTAGATTTGAATGGCATCCTGCAGAAGATAATATGGAATTCTACTTCTATGATGAACGTGACGCTATTCATTTTGAATTAAGATGGGGATGACAATGCCACTAGAAGATGAAATAGCTGAATCAATAGCTACAGAAATAGCTAAAGAAATAGACGATGGTATCATGGCAGACATTTTAGTAATGAATGGATGGACTTCCGTAGCATTTTTTTATAAAGATAACTACCATGCAGTTGACGTAACTCATTGGTTGATGGAAAACTGTCCAGGCAAATGGCGCAGATTAAATTCTTTCTATGTATTTGAAGATATAAGAGAAGCCGAATGGTTTATCTTGAGGTGGATATGAGAATACTTAACAAAGACTTATGGCCGCATAGAATAGTGATACACAAAGATGAATCACGAATTAGTCCAGAAATTGAAAGATGGGTGTTTGAAAAGTGTGGTCAATATAAAGGTCATTGGAACATGGTTTATGTTTATGATGAAACTCATTTCTATTTCAAAGACGGTAAAGATGCCACATTATTTGCATTGAGGTGGGCATGATTAAAAAAACGACAAATGGCTAATACATTATACGGTGCAAACGGAGGCTGGGCGGCAATTCGTAGTGTAAACTATGATGGTATAGGTATAGCATTTGATTTTCCTTACCATCAAATAACTCCAATCATATCCAGTGGAGAATGGAACAAAATGATTGATTGGTGTATTAATACATACGGACCCAGTGGCACACCCGGCGCACCCGGAGTATGGACGCCCGGCGATAGATGGTATGTTAACAATGCTAAGTTTTGGTTTAGAGACAAAAAAGATTGTGAGTGGTTTTTATTAAGATGGCAGTAACTATAACTCTTAGCCCTAATGGACTACAACCGAAACAGGAACAATGGCTAATGAAAAATATAGGTCCTAGGATGTTTTTCCTACACAATGCTGTTGGTGGACAAGGTTGGGTAATTAAACGCAATTACAAAGAACGCACATGGGAACTAACATTAGAAGATGAAAAACTAGCTACCTATTTTATATTAAAGTTTTCATCGTGATTAAACTTAAATTGGAAATATCTGCGGCAAAGGCAATAGAGAGATCAAATGAATTACGAGAAGTTGGTTATGTTCAAGGTGTAGATTTTGATTTTGCATATTATCCCAATATACAGGATAGATTTACTGGACCAGAAAAACCTAGCTTTGCACTTTTTTATTTTTACAAAGAATCATTAGCAACTTATTATGGATTAAAATGGCAATAACAAAATCTTCAGGTACATTTGTACCACTACCAATCAGAGAAGATGAAATAGAATATGAGATTATCGACAGTACTTATATGGGTCGCCATAATAGGGTACAGTATGTATATGACTGTAAGGGTAAAAAAGAAGATCCAACTGAAATCGTAAAATGGTGCAGACGCAATTTCGGTGAAAGAGGTGCCGGTTGGGACTTTCTTTTAACCTCAGGAAATGTTACAATCATACTGTGGGATGATAGGTTTAAAACTATGTACGAATTGTGGAAAATATAACATGGCTGATATAATGATTGACATTGAGAGTTTAGACACAGGTCCAGACTGTGTTATACTTACTATCGGCGCAGTATTGTTCGACCCTAAAGGTCAAGGCATCATTGAGAGACTAGAGTTACGTCCCACGATTGAAGACCAAACGGAGTTATACAATCGTACTATAAATGAAGATACATTGCGTTGGTGGAGTGAACAAAGCGAGGCTGCACAAGAAGAAGCATTGGGTGATAGAGATAGAGTATCATTTAGTGATTGCATGGATACACTATACAAATGGTGCTGGCGTTACAACAATGGTCATGTATGGAGTAACGGTGCTAGCTTTGACATTGTTGTAATGGAAAGTGCATGGCGTAACTTTAAACAATTACCACCATGGAGTTTCTGGAATATCAGAGACACTAGAACAATCTATGATATTACTGGTGTTAAACTCAAATCAGGTGGTCATGTTACAAGTCACAAAGCAGTAGAAGATGCTGAACGACAGGCTGTTGTAGTACAGCAAGCATATATGAAATTAATTAAAACAGGATTAGTGGAGCCAAAAAAATGAAAACATACGGAGAACTATTACCAGGTGTACAAGTAGTGTACCATATAAGTAACGCTGACTTTAGAGGACAATTTTATGAGACATGGAAATCAAGTAATGATGGCATGAGAGGAACATTCCGTCAATTAAATACTGCAATATCAAAACAAAACGTTATTCGCGGTATGCATCGTCAGAATCAAAGTAAATTAGTAATGCCATTACAAGGAAGAATATTTGATGTAGCACTAGAACCAGAAACAGGTAAATGGTTTGGCGTAGAATTAGATGATACAACTGGATTATTCATTCCGCCCCAATATGCACATGGTTACATGGCATTAAGTGATAGAACAGTAGTTCAATATATCGTTGACGCTCCTTACAATAAAGAAGCTGAAGAAAACTTCAAATGGAATCAATACAATATTATATGGCCTACTGAAATTGAACCTATATTATCAGATAAAGACAGATGAAATTTAATTCAGACATTGATATTGACTTTGGTAACAGAGATAAAATATTAGAACATATCAACCATATACCTGCGGCAATGCGTAAAGTCAATCCAATACGCAAACATGCTACAGGAATCTATGTTACTGATATCCCCTACGATGCTATCAATGGAATAGCAAACTTAGATTATACAGAAGCAGAAAATCGTGGGTATATCAAACTAGACTTGTTGAATGTTCATGTATATGATAAGGTTA